AAAATTGAAAAATTCAAATACTGCTCTTAGATTAAAACAATTAATGAAAGAACGTAATTTAAAACAGATTGATATAGTAAGATTGGCAGAGCCTTATTGCAAAGAAAATAATACGAGATTAGGCAGAAACGATATAAGTCAATATGTGGCGGGTAAATCAGAACCTGGACAACATAAACTATATATATTAGGTAAAGCGTTAAATGTAAGTGAAGCATGGCTTATGGGATATGACGTTCCAATGCAAGCTGAATCACCTGCCCCATCAAACACATATCCGTTAGATGATATAAAGTTTGTAAATGTTCCTGTTATTGGTTCTGTTGCAGCCGGAACGGTTTGTCTTGCCGATAATGAAATTATCTGGTATGAACCGACAGACTACGATGACGTAAAAGACGGACAAGAGTACAGATATTTAACAGTTAAGGGCGACAGTATGTATCCGAAGTTTGAAGAAGGTGACCTTGTACTTGTCAGATGTCAGTCATCGGTAGACAGTGGCAGTTATGCTGTGGTATTGATTGATGATGAAGAAGGCGTTATTAAGAAAATCGTATACGGTCCTAATTTTATTGAATTACATTCGATAAATCCGATGTACCCTGTCAGACGTTTTGAAAATGAAAATGTTTTGCGTATTCGGGTTTTTGGATTGGTTCGGTCGATAAAAAGAAAACTGTAGATAAGATTGAATTTAAGGGGATTGATATTATGGACATCATTAAATATTACGGCAGTGATGAAACGAAAACCGAATTTATAAATCATGACAGTGAGCCATTAATGGCAGTAATTGCACACGACCGCTCACACGCTGTTGTTTCGTTGCTTGACGAGGGTTGTGAACACCATTTATTATTGGCAAAGGCTCTCGACAAATATAATATAGATGAATATTTTAGAATTATTTTTGATAACGAAGGTGCGGATTGGACTTTTGTATGCCCGCCTAATTACAAAAATATAACTAACAAAGAAAAACGTATAACGGAATTTTTTAATGACGGTGTTGATGCTATAACCGAATTTCTGAAACAAATCGGTTATGACGTGCCTATTAACGTCCCAAGACGTTACCGCAGACATATGGACTATTTGAAAAATTCAGAGTATTAAAGAGGTTTTTATATATAAAATGTATCAAAATCGTAATTAATTTATCAAAATAACCGATTTTTAATAAATCAAATTCAAAATTATATTTTTGACGATTTTGTTGACGTTGACAAAATCGCAATGAATATTCAAAGGAGGGATACAAATGAAAGAAATAGATATTGAAGAAG